CATAAGTTGATGGTCAAACATCTCTTTACCTTCTGCGACGCCGATGATTTCGCTAGGCTTGATCTCATACTCTAGTAACCGTAACTGCTCGGCATTGGCTGCGCTCTTAAGTACGCTTAGCTTTTCGTGAAAGCTTGCATTGGCTGAGCATAGTGTTAAGTTATTCCATGTGGAGTCGTTAACCCGCAGTGTATTAGCCTGGGATGAAGCTCTGTCTTTATCCTTGCCGCCTGAGATGCTGTAAGCATAGTTAGAGAACTGCTCACCTGTCATGTTAGTAATTTCATCGACGATATTGGGCAAGTTGTTTAATATGCCCAGCTTAATCATCTTAGCGTTATATGTATCTTTGTATGTAGAGACTAACTCTTTAGGGTTCCCATAAATACTTGCTGCCATATTAAGGGTTGTAGTCTTGCCTGAACCACCATGCTTATAAATAACATTGACCAGTGCGCCGTTCAAACCTGTAAACTTAAATATGGGAGATGCGAAACCAACCAATGCTGCGAACGCATTCGGCTCTAGTCCAGGCTTAGCGTACATATTAAAACATTCTTTCCACTTCTCAAGCGAACCCTTTTGATGGAAGTGTGAAGTCATACTCTTAGTAGCCGCTGACGGGGGGCTGTAGAACACACCGTCTTTGGTTATCTCTTTATCACCCAAAATAAACTTACTGTCGTTTTCAATCCAACCAAATTGATTTCTCATAATCTCTGCTTTCCTCTGAAACTGCATATTCTTAATAACTGTTACAACATATCTGCTGAGTAACTCGTACTCTTTAGTATGCGCAATAATACCTTTGGAGGACAATGTCCTACGCAAATCCTCTTTTGAAGATATAACACTGGTAGGGATAGTGAACTCCCTAGTACCGTCAAGCGGTAGGTGCAGACGAAACAACGCAATCTCACCCAGTGCAGTATCGTGCAAACGTTTGACCACATAAAAATCGTGCTCGTAAACTAAATCTGGTCCACCTTCTTCTTCCTCGTTCTGCTTATATACTCCACCCTTCTTGCCTCGGAAGTAAGGGAATGGGTATTCTGGTATTGTTATTCTTTTTTCTTCTAGGATGACTTCGTTATCTTCTTCTGTAGCTTCTTCGATCTCTACGCCTAGCACAATCGGGGACTTAATCTTGCCTTCGTGGACACAACCTTCACATCCTGTTGGGTTCAGTTTCTTAAACTGCTCACAAGTATGAGGGCCGCCAGTCTTAACAATATAAGCTACCTTCCTATCAACTTCATCTGGGTCATAACCTTCAAACTCCTTAGACATTTTGTGGGCTGCAGCATCTTTGTCTACGCAAAACGCAGCTATCGATAACGCAGAACGCCACAAAGGTTCTTCTATTGAGTTTTGATTTTTAAAGCAGTGTAGTAGCTGTGCGCAACCATCACCCTTTACCGAGCGCATCATAATAGTCTTGAACTTCTTAACCTTGTTACCCATTAAAGCTTCGGTCAAAGGGCTTAACTTGCGGGGTAAAAAGTCAGGCACTTCATCTACTACCGGTGCGGAAGCTCCAAGTATTTTCTTCACCTGCTCATAAGTCATCCGAGTTGTCTTCTCGTTGATCACGGATACAGGTAGAGGATTATCTTGGCTTTTAAAGTTGAACGTACCAGGTATGCGCAGAATCCTAGAGGCTTCAAATACTGAAGTATCTACAATTAGCCCATGCTCTAAACACAGTTCACACAACCGCTTAGACAATGGATTCCATGTCCTACGGTCAAGTGTCTCTTCGAGTAACCAGTAAGCATGAATGCCATTACCGGAGTTAACGAGTATTGGTTTAGGTAAACCGACTGTCTTGCAAAACTTCTGAAGTTCTTGAAGCCCAATATCTTGCGTCAAATACCCAGCGACTTTTCCATTCGCATCGGGCACTCCCTTAGTCGGTCCGCAATCAATATCCATCCATAAAGACCTAAAGTATTGGGCGTTCTCGTGGGTGCGGTTGTCGGCTGGACCAAACTTAGCGCATCCAAAATAAGCATTAACACGGTCTTCTACGAATCCTTTTACTAGCTCTTCTACTTCTTCTTTAGTATCTACAAATCTTTGTATCGGGAACTTACCATGACCAAACACGCAATACCGCCCTTCCGTGGGCAATACGGTATCTAGTAAATCAAACATAGTTATTTCTTGTTGTCGCGTTGCCTGATGATGTGTATGTAATGCTTAATATCTTCGTAGTACCTGGTATAAGGGACATGCGTCCCCTCAAACCAATTGTAGATAGTCATCCGGCTTACACCGAGATAATCAGCTACTTCGGAAACGCTGATATTATGAGCAATACATACACGCCCCAAGGCTACGCCTGGAGACTTAGTGTCGGCTTTTTTGTTTGCTTCTACTAAGCTCTGGCTGTAACCATGACTCATATTAGTCCTCATCACTCCATGCTGCCACAACTGAATCCAAGTCGGGCTTGGCTACAGGCTCTTTATCTTTCGTTGCACTCGGGCGCTTCTTAGGCTCTTCAACTGCATCCTCAACCGTTACGGCTTTAGCTACAGTACTAGCTTTAGGCGCTTCTAGCTTTGGCTCAGCTTTAGTACGACCGGACATATCTGCTTGGTAAGCAGTCATCATAACCATCTTCTGAACAGCAGGTTCTTTCATCTTGGGTATGATTACATTGAATTGCTGCTTGTTAATAAAGCCCATAGGTGTAAACAAAACGGACTGGTTATCGTTGTCTTCGTTGAAGCTGATCTGAGTAGTAACGTACTCTAAGCTCCTGCCGTTATTAGCTAGGTACTTAGCATAGTTCTCAAATGTGTGGGTATTCTCACCTACACTATCACCAAACAAAGACTTAGAAGCCAAGTTCATTTGATAGACTTCACCCTCAAGTGAGGTATTGAAATCATCTTCTAGCATTACAGCAACCCTACGTGAGTATCTGCAAGACTTAGATGTACCCATACCTGAACCTTTGATGTTCTGTGAGCAAGTATCGCACTTATCAGACTGTGGGTTTGCTGCGCTTGCATCTGGGGTTTTGCCGTCATTTGAGAAGCACTCAGGTGACGTTGGTTCTGCATCTGCTGACCATGCCTGAGCATAATAGATACGCCCAACATGCGCAGATGCGTTGATGATAATAGTATTGATCTTCTCTTTAACTTTGCCCATCTCTTTACCGCCAATCTCCTTACGGAAAATGCCGTTCTTGGGCACGATGCGTTTAACACCTGAGTTACCTGCAAGTTTTTTAGTGAGCTCACTAACACCTGCACTGGCTAAGAAATCGGGAAGGTCTTGATTTAATACTAATGCTGTCATTTTAATTTTCCTTTGAACGTCTAACAACCACGGTGTACTCGCTATCAAGGTTTAACCCCATTGGTAGCAAATCTGGATTCTCTTCAAGAAACTGTTTAGTATTGGTTTGAGCAATACGTTTCTCTAGCATGCCAAATGCATCATGTTCTTTTATGAACTTGTACATTGAATCCCAATCATTAGTCCAATACCGTGTTTTAATTGAACGGATGATCGTGCCATGTTTTGTTTTGATACTGTCGGCATTCATTTCCTTACATGTATCAAGCATCTTTTGTTCGAGCATATCCATCTGCTCGGCTATCTCTTTATCCTGAACTTCCCAAGCCTTCTTAAGTAGTGAACGCTTGTCTCTCATCTTGATGTAGATGTTTGCAAGCTTATCCACGGTTACTGCGGGGGTAGCTTCGCTCTGAACTTCTATGTCCATATTCATTCCTTTAGTTGTTGTTGGTTTAAAGATTATACACTGTCAAATCTGTTCTGCAAGCTCTTTATTAAATAAATCTACAGTATTTGCGTGAACATTTATATTATTCCGTAATAGCCAGTACACTTTAGCTTCTGCTGGGCTACCAGTAATATGTACTATAGTCATCTTATTAACTTGACCTGGTCGGTCAATACGTGCGTTAGCTTGTAAATAAGTTTCTACGCTATTGCATGGAGCATACCAAATGATTGTATCCGCCGCCGTTAGGGTTAGCCCATGCGATGCGGCTTTAGGCTGAATAAGTAATACTTTTATATTGTCTGAAGTTTGAAAGTCTCTAACTATTTCGTCGCGTTTACTTACAGGTACTGACCCATTGATAACTGCGCAGGGTACGGATTTACTCAGTAAGTATTTCTCTAATAATTCTATAGTATGGGTAAAGGGTATGAACACCAGGACCTTATTTGAGGTTTCTTCAATCACTTCGTTTACTACTTTCAACCGTGACGTCACATCGAACTCTATGACTTCTCCAGTATCTGTATACACTGCACCTCCGGAGATTTGCAAAAGCTTATTGAGCATAGCACCGGCGTTTACTGCTGATACTTCCTCACCTGCGGCTTGTAGTAGCATATCTTTCTTGAGCTTGGCGTAATACTTAGATTGTTGAGGAGTCAGTGGTGCTTCTCTATCAACAAAGGTCAACTCAGGTAAATCAATACACTGACGCTTTTCAAATCTAATTGCGGGCTGAAGTACTTTATGCACGATGGCAGTTGCTTCCGGCCTTGGTTTCCATTTGTACTGAGACACCTGTACCATGACCTGATCTTTAAAGTGAGTCACAAATTTAGGTACATTCTTTGGGTTGATGAGTCTTGCTAGTCCGAAAGCATCCACAGGTGACTGAGCAGCTGGGGTTCCTGTTAGCATCCATAAACCCTTAACATGCGCTTGTAAGTCTCTAAGTGTTTTCCATCTATCCGTCTGAGCGTTCTTATATGCTGATGCTTCGTCAACTACAATTAAATCGAACCCGCCGTCTATGATCTGATCTTTACTAATTGCTACGCCTTCAAAATTAGTAATGACAAAGTCTGCCATATGCTTGTTAACTAACTCTTTACGCTTGGTAGCATCATTGTGGTATGCAACCGCAACCTTACGGTGCATAGCAAACTTAAATAAATCGTTTTGCCAAGCCGACTTCATGATCGACAAAGGGCAAACAATAAGTACTCTTCTAATTACGCCAAGGTGCATAAGGTAGTCGGCTGCCCATATTACGGATGCTGTCTTACCTGTACCTTGTTCGTTAAAACAAAATGCTTTCTTGTTACTAATTAGAAATTCTGATGTTGTCTTCTGATGTTCAAATGGTGTGAGCCCAGGAGGTGTAGGCCACGTATATTCTGATAGTTTCATTTTTTTGCTTTGACTACTTTACTAAGTTTCTTTTCGCCTTTCTCTTTACCCTTCTTGGTTTCAGATACTAAGTTATGATTAGAGTCACGGTCAAATGTACGATTGCCGTGTTCAGTCTGAATAAACAAACCATTCTTATTAGAGCCACCTTTATCAAGAGCTTTAACGTGCGCAACGTCTTTACCCTCTCTAATGTCGGCAGTACCGTTCTTGTTCTTATCAGGGAACTTTTTGTCTATCAAAGCACGGGCACGCTCACGCTCACGACGACGGGGCAGTTCGCCCCTAGCTTTCTGTTCTTCGTACTCTTTCTTGTAGTTACGATCTTCTTTCGGGTTTTTGT